TCACTTCAATTCCCTCAACACCTCTTCTACACTCTCTACTGTCACAACCTCTTCTTCTCTCACTTCTTCGTGTGGTAACACATAATCAAATATCTTTCCGTTCTTACGCACTATCGCTACTGTGTTCCCTGAAATATAGCCTTTATCATTCGCTTCTTGTAGCTCATCTATATATAACATATTTTATCCTCCACCTATCTATTCGTAAAAAATCCCCAAAATAGACAATTTTAAATTTTTCTGTTGTGATAGACAAAAAGATAAATATTTAAAAAAAGTATTGACTTTATATAGTACATGTATTATAATTAATATATAGAAAGGAGGAAGATATGAGGATATCAGAAATTGCTGATTTGCTTACTTCAATCGGAACTCTGTTGGTTGGTATAGCAAGCATAATCACAGCAATAAAAAAAGAACCTAAAAAGAAAAACCGCCCACGGAGATTCAAATAAGGTTCTAGTAGTAGTTTGGGGCTCAAGCCCCTTGCCACTACTGATAGTATATCATATCTAAGACAAATATGAAATATTTGATTATTTTCGCAATTTGTTTAATTGTATTTTACTTTATTAACAAGGATGATTGAAATGGATAAAGAATTAACACCTCAAGAAAAAGCAAATAAAAAGTGGGCAGAAAACAATAGAGAACATAGAACCTATCTATCAAAACGATCTACTGCTCGTAGTTTTATTAACAAAAATGCTACAAAAGAAGACTTATTAGAATTAAAACAATTAATTGAAATGAATTTAAAAAAAGTTGACTGAGTCGCTTGATATTATATAGCGCATATATTTTAATATAGGAGAGATAGAAAGAATGAAACTATATAAAAATGTCCCAATAAAAGATTTAGAGAGTATTTTAAAAGATGGTATTCTTCCTGCAAGCAAAACAGGAAATAAACGCAAAGACATAAACAGAGCTGACAATTCGACTGATATAGTCTATCTAGCCAAGCCGATTACAAAATTCAATTCTTCTTACCATTACGGAGATGCTCTAATTGAGGTTGAAGTTGAGAACCCAACCCAGACAGAGTTTTTAGAAAATGATAGAAATTATCTATATTATCAAGAATTTGTCACTGACGAAGTGCCTGTTAATCAAATAAAAAACATTTATATCCCTAAAAAATTTTCTGACAGAGTGAAATCTTTTGAAAATCCATCTAATGTCAATATACTATTTGTTGACATTTTGAGCACATACGCTAATTTTTTAGCTGTTTATAGTGAAGTTGAGACGGGGGAAGATTTAAAAAATTATAATACCGAAAATCTAGAAAGAGTCGTTAGTGATTATGGTAATACTGTCATCATTGATAAAAGCACTAAAATACTATTGAATTTTTCAAATAAAGACAATAAGCTTGTGTTCGAGGCTATGCTATACGATGAAGAAAACGACTTAGTCGACTACTCTTGGACTCAATATACCCAGAAAGGTACTATTAACGACATAGAATTGAAATTAAATGTAAAAAAAAGTGTTATTTCTAATGCTTTTAACTGTAGCGTTTCGAAATTAGGAGATGATATAACTTTAGAAACGCTCAAAAACTACATCAGAAACAATCAGTCTAAATTCTTTACTAAGAAGGGGGACTGGAGACAAAATTATAGAAGAATAATCGAAAAACTAACTATTGAAGATTTTAAAAAATAAAACAAAAAAACCGCCCTCAATTAGAGAGCGGTTTTGCACTTTAAGAAAAAATAACTTTTACATAATAAATAGTATGTTAACACATCCTAAACAAAAAAGCAAGAACCGCTAGTGTCAGGCGATTCTTGCTACTGTGATTATCTCATGGTTATGCGAGTATGTCAATAGAGGTAAGAGAAATCCAAGTGTCAGCCTCTAAAGTTTTTCTTCTTTTTGATTTCCTTTATAGTGTTCATTGATGCAAAGCCATAATATTTTGCTGTATCCTCGTCCTTAATAAGTTTATGCAAAGAATCAATGATATCTCGAAAATGGTATTTAGGATTTATTTTACCCATCATTTCCAAGACAATTAAGAAAGGAAGAGCAATCCTGTTTGAATAAACACCTTCTTTATACTCAAACAAAAAATCTTTCCACTCTTCTTTTAACTTAGAGACAGTTATAAATTTAAAATCTATGATATTTGAATTGTGGGCGCAAATATTACGGGCTAGATTAATACATTTTAACCAAGAAATTAATTCAGGATTACTACATGAAAAAGTGCTTGAAATTTGAGTTAAATTAGTTGTTGACATCAATTCTAGCAAATTAACCATCTGCCCAAATGTTAACATATTTACCGCTAGCCAAATAGGAGGATATTTTTGTCTGTCTAGTTTTAATTTTTCATCCAATTCAGAGGATGATGCTTTTCTTAGCTCTCTTTTTAACTGTTTTTTAAAGTTATTTTCACTGTAGGAAAGGTAGTGTTTGCAATACTCTTCTTTGTTACACCACTTAGAAAAATCTAGATAGCCATAGCTTCCTAAGCCGTTTTTCCCCAGAACATAGGCGATTTTTGTTTTTATTGCTACTTCAATATCTTCAATCGCATGGAGTAAATTTAATCTCAAATTCTTATCCTGATAATATCTAGATATAACTATCTCAAATTTCGTACCCTGATAATCTATTTTTTTCTTTTGTCCATCTTTTTGAATTTTTGCAAAAGGCTTTGCAAATTCTTTTATTTTGTAGTAAGAAATCACAGATAAACTATACTCTGCTTTACTTTTAGCTTTTCTTCCACTAAAAACAATACCTCTAGATTCCAAAAGTTCAACTTGTTCTCTGTAACTTTTGTGTTGAAAATTTTCCGCCATGAAACACCCTCAATTTTTTAACAAAAAAACCCCCCATCAGAACATGTCTGCGCGTATGCGAGGGAGGCCATTGATATTTATATATACATTATATATTTTTATATAGCTTATTGTCAATGATTTTCCCTTTATATAATTAAACTTTTTAATAAAATATATTTTTCACCCAGTAAAAGGCACCTAAATACCTCCTGAAAAATCTGTTCAAAATAATAAAAAGCCCCCGCAAAGCGAGGGCTTTTGTCTTATCTAAAGGAGCTTTTCCTTTCGTTTATTTTTACATATCTGTTGCGTTAACTAAGTAGCTATCTTCTACCCATTGCGCCGACTCTGGATGGTTAATGCGTGACCATCCATTCACTTTTTCATAAACTCTTACACGAGTTCCTGCCTTGATAAATTCTTTATCAGCGCTACTTGCGTTTGGCTTAGACTCTACATAATAGTCTGTGCTGAGAGTTGCTTCGTAGTAAGGTACATTTGAGTTGTCTAATTTAGTGTTAGTAGCTAGCTTTTGATTAAAAGTAAGCTCTTGTGGCTTGTCAATCTTAGGTATATCAACTTTGCTACTATCATCTGCTAACAACACAATATTTTTATCTAAACCACCCGCTACTCCTACGCTTGTAAACTGCCACCAGCGCACACCATCCATTGAGGGGAAAAACTCCCACAGCGGCTCTGTTCGTACTTCGTAGTCTGGATAACCAGCTATCCAAATGCTGTTGGGGTACTTAGCGATAATTTTCTGATAATCAATATTATTAAGCGTAAATGGTTTATAGCTGTAATAAATAGGCTTATATCCAGCGTTTGCAATTTTATCCATAAACGCAATAACTGCATTAGTGTTAGCTTGTTTGTCTGAACTTGCAGAGTCTTCGTAGTCAATGACTAAGTAAGAGACTTTTTGGCTTGGTAAGTTGGACAGAAATAAATCTGCTTCTCGTTGCGCTAAGTTGCTATCTCCTCCAAATCTACCAAAGTGGTAATAAGCAACAGGGTCACTAGTATTAGCTTGTTGCTGATGCCTATCAGACAGCCAAGCGAGTGACTCGGATACTTTGATAATCGTTTTAGTAGTGCCAGCTTGCTGACAAGTAGCCGTTAAATCTGCTTGTTGATAAGCTGATACATCGATAAAGTAATCTCCTTTGCTTAACTCTATATTACCTGTAACAGTAACTGCGTTTTTAAAAACTTTTGGTCTAAATGCAGTAGGATAAGTTGCCGAGTATGGTATTTTTACTAGATTATAAGCTCCATTTGTTCCACCTTGATTTTGACCAAAAAACCATCCGTAGCCACCACCAGCATCACTATCAAAAATAGCCACATGGCTATACGGTGTAACATCTGCAACTACCATGAAAATAGCGACATCACCTTCTTGCATAGTCTCTACTTCGTCAAAGTAGTTTAAAATACCATTTTCGTGACGTTGTTCCCATAGATCCCTTGCGTATCCTGTATTTGTACAGTTTGCGTATGGTAGTCCTAGATACCTACAGTAATCTGCGTAGCCATCCCAGCATTGTGCGGCAAACGCTCCATCGATATCATAAGCATTCCCATTTGAACGACTTTTATATTCCTGATATGTAGCCATCTATCCCTCCTTTTCAAAAATCAAATAAAGTGGATAAATAAAAAAAGCAATCACTGACAACGGAATATATAATATTGCTATTACTAGTACTAATGCTATTTTCGTGATTGCTTTCATTTTATCCTCCTATTATTTTGGCTCTGTATAAGATAGAGCACGGCTGCTATCTGATACTCCTTGCGTCGTAGGGTCTGTGACAATACCTGTAATAACAAGCACCGCAAACACGCTATTAACAACTACTAGCAATTTATTGCCTAAATCCCCCAAGTCAAGTGTGTATCCAAAAACATTCGCTACTGCTTGCACCACTAGTAATACCGCTGGGATAATTGCTGTCCAAAACGCCTTGTTTTTTAGTCTTACTGTCCAATTAATCATGTTTCGTTCTCCTCTTAAATAATGTTTTGATTTGTTCTTTGTTTACGATAATATCGTCTTCTGTTTTTCCCAAACGTTGCTCGTGTGTATCCAGTATTTTGTGGATGTTTTCACGGTCACGCTGAGAATCTTTTAGCTCATATGCTAATTCTTTGATTGTATCTTTGAGGGCGCTCATTGTATCCTCGTTCTTTTGCATAGCAGTTTTGAATGGTTTAACAATAAACGCCCACAAGCCAAGTATCGACAAGATAGCGCCACAAAGTGCGCCGATTTGGATAACATCAATATTCATTCACTACCTCATTCACTTTTTGTGCCAATTTTAGACACTTCAATTAGTTGACGCACTTTTTCACGACAAAATTGAGGTACTTGTTCAATAGTAATCCATCCTAGTTCGATTTGCATTGCGAAATAATTAATCATCATTGTTTTTTCTCCTTCGTCTAATTTAAATATTTGCACTACTAGTTGTAGTCGTTGCACTAGTTGCTGTATCATTTAATTTTCCTCCAGCTCCAAGCATTGCGATTAAATCATTGACAGTTGCTGACATAAGTTTGGTCATATTTTCAACTTTGTCATACTGTAATTTTGATTTAGCGATTGCGTCGTTCAGTTTTTCAAAACGCTCGTCTTCAGCTTTGTCTTTATACAGTTGACTATAAATAATATCTTCGCACTTAGATAAAGTTTCAGCAAATTTCTTTTCGTGATCTTCTCTTGGCAATGTCACTTCAAAGCTTGCTTTAACTGTGCTAGATTCGAATTTTAAAATAGCTTTAACTTCTTTAATGCTTTTATCTTCTAGCATTACAGGATATTTGTTTAAAATTTCCAATAGTTTTCCTCCTTTAAATTGTCCACTGAATTTGACCTTTTACGTTAACAGTCCATTTTGACGGATTAAACCACAGAATACGACCATCTGCGCTCACTTGAACATTTAAAACATTCAGTTGTATTGTCCATGCTGTTACTGCAAACATCATGTCGCTAGGTATCAAATTCGTAGGCATAGAGCCAACCGTCAACTTATCTATACCGTTCGTCGCAAAGTCGTACTTAACGGTGACTGTACTGCCTGTCTGCCTATAACTAAAACCATTGCCAATCGACTGCCAGCCAGAGTCTATCGTTGTAGGCAAGTTATCTTTTTTAATATACTCACTCCAACCGCTCCAAACACCATTTTCCAATACTCTGGTAAATATAGTTTTATTTGTGCGGTCGTAAAATTGTTGATAAGCATAGTTTGCCGTCTCGTGTCTGACAACTGTTACGTACCCAGGACCCGCTCCAGCCGGTCTATTAGCACCTCTAAATACACAATAAAAACCTGTGTCTTGCAAGTTGTTTAAGTTAGTGTCATCATGTCTAAAAGAACCACCATTATTAAGAGCAAGTTGTTTTTGTTGGATTGGCTTGCCACGGGCGTATATATCTCCTGCTGCATCAATAGACCCACGCTCCCACTCTTTACCTATTGCTACTCCTGTTGTCTCGGGATTACCACTATCCTCTATTTCTACTGCTACAAATTTTGCGAGAAGAGGTACACGTTTAGTATCATTAGTCCCAAAACTGTCTGAGATAGTCCCATAAATATCAAATGATTGATCAGACGGGAATTCGCCACTAAGTATAAAATTCTGATTGATGAGTTGGTATTTATCTGTATATGTCTTACTTGCTTCAGAAGTATCAATTTTGAATGTTTTAGTACCAGTTGGCGCAGTCTTGAAACTTAGCGTCATTTTGTTTTTTTGCAGATTGTTAACAGTTAATGGACTAACTGATGCATTAACTGTTACAACGATTTGTGTTCCATCAGCACCGCCGCGCTGGGCACTAAAATCTAGTGCTATACCGCTATACGGCAAAACGTTTATTTCGGTTGTTACAGGATCAGACACACGCCCTCTGCTATCTGTAACTGTTGCTTTAACGGTAGCTTTGCCTTCAAACTTTAAAATGCCTAGCGATCCACCGTCCGATTGAGTAGATTGGTTTTTACCAACAATTTCAGCATAGAAATTTTGAATTGTAGAACCGTAAATCCCATTCGCACCATTAAAAGTGACGGTTGGATTGGACACAATCTGCACAAAATTATTAGCACCTACTAATGCAGATGCTTTTTGATTTGTATCCGATAAAACAAGACTAGAAATTTTAGGTTTTACACTATCAGGTAAAGTCAGATAAAAAATAGCGGTCGACGTCCCAATGACCGAACCGTTAGACTTTGTATCAACGTATATCGTACCTGGGGTGCTAGTTGCATTTGGAATCGTACTAGCCCAATCTAAACTTGTTTTAAAAGTTGTTGATCCTGTTATATCGCTAGCAACAATTCCAGTTATACCATTTACATTGTATCTGACATCGTATGTAAAACCACTTGAGCTTTGATTGATGTTAACATTTAATGTATCGCCAAAATAGCCACTGCTAACCGCCACTGAGCTGGTGCGAGGTATTTTCGTAAGCGTAAATTTTTGGTCTGGTATCGTTAATGTTCCTGGTGCGTATCCGCCTGGACCTAGCAATTTAGCGGCAACAACGACTGTTTTATTTCCGTCTGCATCGTGTGGAATTCTGATAGTCTTATCAATCAACAATTGATTTCCATTAAAACCAATAGAGGAAGGTGCATTAAAGTCATATTTAGAACCCACCCAAGCATATCCACCGAAATTGTACTGAGCATAACTGTTAGTACCAGAAGTCAAATAGAGCCTGAACCTTACTTGACTACTATTGTCTGCAACAGACGTTGAAACCTCGTCAACAATATAAGTTAAGCGATAGCTCCTATCGGAGTTACTATAAAAAGTTGTCATCTATCCTCCAATCCCTCTAATTTTCTTGATTTGTAAACGACCTTTCGAGCTTTCTTCAAACAAAAAGCTTCCAATACGAAGCCTCAAAGTGAAAACACCAGACTCGATTTGTAAAAATCCTTGGCTGATAAAGGCAGTCTCTGTGCCACCAGAGTAAAAACTAATGCGGTCAGTCGTCACACGTACGCTTGACGTTCCGTCTTTCATTTTGATAACTAGACCATCATCAGAGTATGACATATACTGCGTAATGGCTTCTGTTACTAATTGTACATCATCCAACTTAGCCAGTATCTGAACAACTCTATTAGCGTTAGATACCATAGTTTGTTCTGATACTTTTTGACCATCTTCTATTTTTTTGATTTGATCAAGCAACTCTTTTGCTTTATCTTGTACTTCTTGCAAACTTGCAGTAGCTTCAAGGTTAGCTTTCATCAAACGCTGTTCTTCTGCGATAGCGTTTAACTGTTCAACAGTAAAAGCACCATCGGCTTTTGAATCAAGATTACTTGCTTTATCAGATTCAGATTCCTGCCAATCGCCTGTCTTGTTACCTCTGACAAGCATAAAGCCACCAGTACTAAAACTACCTTGTTCCGATGACACCATCGCAAACCGTGGTCTAATCTTACCTGTCTTAGTTGGTGTAAAGGTGATTTCAAAACGTCTGACATTCGAGTCAACATTTTTTATAATTGTTTCTCGTGGAGTGTCACTAGTAATAAAACCATCTGCTATATCATAGAGATAAAAATATAAATTCCCAGCTACCTCACGTTTAACATAAGCGCTAAAAGTGTATGTCACACCTTGCTCAACTATAATGTCTTTTGCGTGTGATACCTTTTGGCCGCTTATCCATTTTTTAAATGTAAATGGATAATTAGAGATATTTTCATCTTCTAGTGTTGCAGAAGTAAACCAATCAGAACCAACAAATAATTTTGTACCGTCAATCAGATTATTTGTGCCAACAAAGACTGTTCCGACCATATCAGTCCAACGGTATTTTGTTGGATCGCTCGAGTCAATAGCGATATAGTCTGTGTATTGCCCTATATAGCGTTTATTAAGGCTATCGGTTACACTAAAATCAGTTTTACCGTCAGAGCTATTTGCATACGCTACATGCCAATAAGGCGTTTTACCATCTGCTCCAGCCGGACCTTGAATACCTCTTGCACCATCTGCGCCTTTTATCAAATTCCACTTGTACTTTTTAGGGTCGTTTGAGTCAATGATATTATCATCAACATACATACCTATGTATGTTTTGCCAGTATTATCAGATACGCTAAAACCAGTAGTTCCGGTTTCGTCAAGGGCGTAAGCAATGTGTGTGTACGTTGCCTTTCCGTCAGCACCAGCCGGACCAGGAATACCCTGTTCTCCTCTCGGACCTTGTAAACCATCTATTCCTGGTGGACCTTGCGGACCTGGCAACCCGTCTTTTCCATCAGTCCCATCTTCAGTATCAGTAAATGATATTTGTTTACTTGCTACTTTTTCGTCGTTAACATAAGCTTCGACCGTTACGTTTAAGACATGGCTAAAGTCGCTTGCTTTAACTGTCAGCGAAGGACCTATATCAATCAGTGAGTCACCGTTCTTGTAAAAATAAATAGCATCGTAATCTTTCCCATTTTTTTGCAGGCTAGGCGTTAATACAGATTCACCAACTCCATTTTTAAAAGCAACTCCGTTTGAAGTCGCTAGTTGTATATCGTATGGAATTGATTCGTCGTAAAGACGTAGCATATCACTAATTAAATCAGAAGCTAACTGACTTTTTTTCTCGACAAAATTACTGAATTTAGTTTTGTTAGAATTGGGATTTGTTCTGGATATTTCTTGCTCAATAACCCTCGCTGTGAGAATTAGTGGTGGCTCGTATCCATCATCTTGAATTCTAACAGCGTCACCAAGTTCTAAATCAACATATCCATCAACTTCATAGGTAATTGCTGGATAAGCGTGTGCTTTTAAATCTTTTAAAGCAGTTGATATCAAGACATCTTGACTGTCAGTCTCGACTTCCATGTCTTTTCGAATCCAGTTATCTCGTGTTTCGTTACCAGTCAGAACAGATGGATAGCGGTCTCGTGACAGAGGAGCATATAAAAAGCCATTTTTGAGATAAAATTCAACTTTACCATTTTCATCTTTCCACTCTTTATAGACAGCGTTGTCGATATAGATGGTTTGTTCTTCTTCGTAGGTTTCTGTCTGTGCTTCTTGTACAATTTCCTCGTAAGAGATTTGTGTACCGCCAGAGATTTGTTGTGTTGTAGCCCCAGTAACAGACATCCCTTGAGCAATCTCACGAGGATAACATACTGTTTGCAGACCACTAACAAACGAGCCGATAGAATAGGCGTTTTCGACAACATACATACGACCAGCAAAGTTTTGCTCTAATACTATAACTTGCGTACTAGACACGCTCTTAATGATTCCAGTATGTCCCCAAACGCTAGTGTAAAATGGAGCACCTCGATTAGCTTTGACATTATAGATACCGCCAGCTTGCAAGGTTTTAGCCGTTGGCGCTTTATCTACCTTCCAACCGTAAGCTCCCCAGTTATAATCAGTACCGATTAGTGCAGCAGCCATACCAGCACCAGTACGACCACGAATACCACCGATTGAGCTGTCAATCCAAGCACCGTCTAATCGCTTAGCGTACCAGCCTGACAGCGCATAACATTGTCCAGAACCAATTCTGCGACCTTTTAAACCGTTAGCAGCATTTAGCGCATCGATTGTTTTTGTAGCACGTTTGACGATGTTTGTTGTCGATATCGGCTTGACTGGCGTTTGCCACAAAGTATCAATAGTGTTTAAGATATTTCCGCTAACTTTATTTATCCCATCACGTATTGAGGTCATGGTTGAGATGTAATGTTGATATCCTGCTGCTGCGTAATCATATTTAGCACCACCGACACGAAACAAACCTTTTGTATAGTCCGCTATATTCTTTTTGCCAACTACGTTATATAGTCCTTGTTTAGCTAAAAGATAAGTATAATCTTTTAAAAAGTCATCAACACTTGCGTAGTGCATGTATGTTCCGCCCTCGTTAGCAGGACGAGCCATTCCAGTAGTAACTTTTACTCCACTAGGCCGTGTCTGTGCTCCACCGCTTATACCTGCCCAGTTATTGTCACGTTTACCAACTGCCGAGTCACCCCAAAGACTTTCTAGATACAGTTGACATATAATTCCGCTCGGTAAAATATTATATTGCACTGCGTAGTTAATAATAGATTGTACGTTAGCTTTTTTGATTATATGACCATAATACTTGAGGTCTCCACCTAAATATGTACGATTTGAACCAACCGTTTTAGTGACTTTACGAGTTATAGGATTAGAAATAACACGTTCGCCTTTAACAGTTTTTTTGCCATACGGGCGGATGGCGTTGTGAATCTGGCGCTTGTCTAATTTTTTAGTGATACCATTTACATTTTTTTGATATCTCAACACTATATCGCTGCGATCACGACCTACGCCATAAGACACTCCCTCTTCATATTCCTTGTACACATTTACAATAAACGCTTTAAAAGTGTGGTTGTTGTGTAATTGAGTTTCAAATTCGATTTCTGCATCAAAATTATTAGCAATTGACAAAAGACGAGCTAACTTAGTATCTTGACCAGTCCATTCCAATGTCAATTTTTTGTCCTCGACTTCGTTTGTGCCAATTGTCAAAGCACCCCAATTTAAAATATCAAACTGCACAAGATACTCTTCAAACGACATTGCTTTAGTTGCTTTATATGCGTTGCAATACTCGTTTAGTAACTCTAAATTAAGATTTTCGCAAAGGCAACGTATCGTTGTCTCTGTTTCCTCGACCTGCATGATGTTAAACAATTGTACTTTACCTTTGTGTACAAAAGAGACAAATGCTTGATCGTTTAGTGCGTGATATTTGTGATTAAGTGGATTGTCACCCAACAACGATTTTTTATAAACAGAAAACTCAAAGACTGACGAACCAGTTGGGAGCTGTCTAGTCCACAAATCATCATAATAATTAAGTGCTCCTTGTCGCTCATTATCTAAAAGCAAAACTGGATGTAGCTTTGCGTCGTGTATTACTAGAGTTATTACAACCACCTCTCTTCTAATAATATTTCGATGTCAGGGTCTGTTGAAGAAAATTTAGACAAATTGATGACGAGTTCAGACTCGTCCTCGCCTGGTGGAATAGATATTGGTTTAGAACCAAGAACCATGTCTTGCAGGGAGTCAATATCTTTGGTTTTGACTGTGTCATTTTCAAAATTAATAATAACTTCGTCACCTGGTTGATATTTATTGACGATATTGTTGTAATGAGAGACTCCCATTTTTTCAAAATTGACTTTTTCAAACAGGTTGTAGTTGATATATTTAGAGCTATCACTGCATGTCCCCATTGCAAGATGTATCTTACGGGATTTTTTCCCTTTTAGGGACGGAACAGTTACATGATGATGTGCCCCATTAAAATAAATACGAAACTTGTCTTCTTCCCTGAAAATCTCAACTGCTCTGCTTCTATTCATTGAAAAAGGATTGTGATAATTTCTATCTGCCTGAAATTCAAATTGCTTATAAAATCTCCAACCAACACCGTCATCATCAAGAGCAAAGAAATTGTATTCTGTTTCAAAACCATTTTTTCGTTTGTAAGTTTCGATTCCATACAAAAACTCGTCATTTCCTTCATCGTCGATTCCTGTTACACAAAGTTTTAAAAAACCTTTTTGATCCTGCGCAGTAGCAATAAAAATCTGTTGCCACCACAAATGTTCGTTGAGAGTATATTCCCCATTTGAATCAGGATTGATAATAAACGTTCGAGTCCCGACGTGCTCTGTGTATCCAGGGGTAGTACCTCTTTTTCCAATAGCAACATATTCACCACCTTTACCAGAATCTAAGATGTTATCAATGCGCATACGTTTAAGTTCTGTATCGAAAGAAGGTGGCATGTGATTAAGTTTTGCGACGTTTGGCGCCCCCTCCAAAGCTTGCGCTATCGCTTTTGAGTAATCAAAAAGGACTTCGTTACGATGTACGATAGTCCCGTCTTCTTCTTCAACTGAGCCGAGTGCAAAAGCACCTGTTTCGTTTGCAATACCGATGTAGCCATTTTCGGAGTTGTGTTTTATTTTGATGATTGGAAACGCATTTGTATTACCTTCATTTTTCAACTTAAAGGTTAGTTTATTTCCATCTTTCGTGTAATCTAAAAACTTTTTGTAAGTAGTCGAATGTGCAACGCCGTCTGGAATTAAAAAAGTAATAGTCCCCATTGAGCGCTTGATAACATCTTCAACCATCGGTATGTCATCTACAACTATTGCCATATAATATTTATCTGGTTCGTCAGAAAAAAACAATTTTCTAGGTGTAGTTCTGTTGAAAATCTTCGCTAAATTATGTTTTATCTCATTTCTATTTCTAGTCCAAATAGAAAAATCAACACTTATTTTTTTAGCTCCAATGTGCACAGATTGGACGTGCTCGCCAATTTTTAAAGCGCTACTTGAAATAACATTACGTGTATTTCCAACGTCTCTTTTGATATCGTGTATCTCTATGACATTAGATAGATCTATACCATCAAATTTCATTGTAACTTTCCCTATAGCAGTTCACCTCCCATTCGTTTAAACATGATACTTTCAGACTCGTTGCGTTCTTTAATCAGCCTACCGACCTTTCTCGTATCTAAATAAACATCACCATTTTTTGGCTCATAATTTTTTGTTCTAAGCGTTAGTAAAATTTCATTCAAAATTCTTGCAATATTAGAGTCGTCGTATGATGTCATTTCTGATACTCCCCTTTTAGGGATTGTAATGCTTTTGACAAACGTTGAATCTTTAGGAATTCCAACACCTTTTGCATATCTTGGTATGCCTAAATTACGCATATAATCACGAGTCATACTAGCTTTCATGACTTTAGAGCCTTTCGGCAGCGGTAATACTACATCACGACCTTCAGGAATAAATGATTGTCCATTTGGTAAAGTTACTAGTTCTTTATATAAAGGTCCTTTTTGGTCATTGACCATTGCAAAACCACCTGGGTGGTAATCAGTACCATTTGCGAACTTAAAAGCATTAACTGCAGCGGCAGCTATTCCTATAGTAACTGTACTTGGTATGCTAGCTAACAGTTGATCTATGACTCCTCTTGCGTCGTTTCTAGCTCTAATTGAGATAGGTTGACGTTGTTTAGCGCTATCAATTGTTCGTTGCGCAGAATTGACATCAGGTCTTGTGTCATTTTTAGCTTTAATGCTCGTTGGTTTCTTTTGAACAATGCTGTTGACTGCTTTTTTTGCTTTCTCAACATCAGAACTAGTCATATCTTTTGCTAGTAACTTTTGCTTTTTTGGAGACAACGAATTCCAATTTTCAAGCGCTGCGATCGCAACTTCTTTTTTATCAAGAAAATCTTTATTGTCGCCTAAAATACGCTTAACGTCTTCTGGCAAACTATTCCATATTTTTAAATTTTCTTCACTTTCTACTATAGCTTGAACGCCTTCATGACCATCAACGATTAGTTTTTTGTCTTCTGGGTCGAGAGTATCCCACTTGCCAGTTTCGACTAAAACTTCTGCCATTGTTATCCGAGCGTTAGTCTTTAAGTTTGCATTCTTTGCAATAAACTTAAGTCTTTCCCAGCCATCTTCCGCTTCGAGAGCTTTAGCTACTTCCTCTTTAGCATTTGTTTTCAACTTACCTGTTTTAGGATTCCAAACAAGACTATTCCATTGCGAATTAGCCAGCTTTTGGTCTTCTGTTGATTTTTTAGTAGTCCTAGCCCACATAGTATTAACTTCTTGAGCTTTAGAGGCTGCTTTAGTTGTCTTCTTCATCAACTCTTCGTAAGACAAACCAAGCTCCTTCATTTGTTTTTTGACATCGTTAACCATCGCTTGTTGCAACTTCGGGTCTAAATATTTCGCAGCCCCTTTAAGCAATTTCTTTTGAATTGCAGCATAACGTTTGCCATAAGCTTCCATTTTAGCAATATGATCAGCCTCTGCTCGTTGCTGTTGTTTATGGATCTCCTTACGGGAATCTGCAGCTTTTTTGTCATTGCCTGTGATGGAATCATAAGCTTTCTTAAGGCTACTGCTTAGTTTTTTATATGACTTATTTTCTGCGTTTATCCATTTTTCTGTTACCTTGGACGCCTTCTCCAACTGTTTTTCATTAAGAGAATTTAAATCACCGTTCATCGCTTTTATGATGGCCTTCTTCTCTTTAGCGGAGTAGTTTAATTTTGATAGCTGCACATTGATAAGCTCATTTTGATTTGCTAAAACAACAGCATTCTCTTCTTCAGTTAATCTTCTATGTTCGTTGCTAGCGTTTTGATAGATATTAATGACTTCATCAGACATCTGCTTGACATTTTCAACAATCTGTCTGCTTGATTTTTCCATCTGTTCTCGCGTCCCTTGACTGAAATTAAATTGTTCAGCAAGTTTAAGATTTTTACTTAAGTCTTTATTTTCTAGTTTTTCGATTTCGGTAACTAGTCCTTGAAATGCTGTCTTAACAGCATTGACTTGGTCAGCTCCACCTCTGAATCCTGTCATCGACTGATTCGTCTTATCAACTTTATCTTTAAAAGCCTGTAGTTCATTGGCTTGTACCTGATTAACTTTAGTTCCCCACTCTTGTGTACGCTGGTGAGCTTCATATATCTTATTAGCTAATATACCTATCCCGATAACCGCAGCACCGCCGATGATGACCCCCCAAGTCACTGGATTTCCTAAAATCCCTACACTAGCTGCCGCTGTTGCAGAATTAGCACCTAGACCGCTTACAGCAGTAGCTAATCCTTCTGCTGCTTTTTCGCCTTTCATTGCACCAGACAACTTTCCTATCCAACCTACTAATCTACCTACGTTAGAAGTTGTTTTACCAAGAGCAGTCATTAATGGAGAAAACGCTGTTGCGCCTAAAATTGCATATGTGATAAGCTTTTTCATTTCTGGGCTAGCGTTAGAATATGCTTTTGCGAGATCGCTAACAACTTTAAACATTGGTTCTAATGCATCAAGGGCGTTTGAAGCTGCATCCATTAATGGTCCACCCATCGTGACAGCTACATCATTTAGTTTGTTTTTTAGGAGTTGTAGTTTGCTTTGGAAAGTTGCGTATCGTTTAGAAGCCTCATCGGTCAACGCTTTGTTTTCGCTAAAACCTTTATTCGCAGACTTAAATGCATCGCCAAGTAAATCACCAGCACCAGCCAAACGTTGTAATGTGTCAATCTCTCGTACTGATTCAATACCAATATCTTGCAAGTGAGCAGTTACGTCTTTGCCCTCTTCTTTAAAGCGTTTCAACCCTTTAACAAAATCAATAATGGCTTCTTGTGGGTTTTTCTTCCAAGATGCAGCAAACTCATCAGCAGATTTACCAGCGATTTTGGCAAACTTCCACAAATCTTCGCCACCAGATAACACTTGCGTATTAATTTTTTGCATGACACGACTAAACGCTGAACCACCTGCTTCCGCTTCGATACCAACAGAACTCATAGCTGTTGCCAATCCAAGAATTTGAGGGTCTGTCAACCCTACAACCTTACCTGTACCAGCTAAGCGAAGACCCATTTCAACGATTTCTTTTTCAGTTGTCGCAAAGTTGTTACCTAATTCAACAATTGAGCTACCCAAGTTACTGTACTTAGATGGATCTAGTTGTGTGATATTAGCAAACTTAGCTAATGCTGTTGCAGCTTCTTCTGATGACAAGTTAGTAGATTTTCCCATATCAATCATGACACGAGTGAAATTTAAAACATCCTTTGTTTTGATACCTAGCTGACCAGCAGCTTCCGCAACATGAGAAATCTCTGTCGTTGATGCAGGTATCTGTTTAGACATGTTTCTAATTCCTTTTGACAACATATCATAAGAATAAATAACTTTTCCGTTTGAATCTCTTACTTCATCAACAGTCTTTTTTACACCAGCAAACGCAGATTCAAAATCACTTGCAGCCTTGACGCTATATAATGCTCCAGCTCCAAATCCAGCGCTTACCCATTTAGTAGCTTCACCTAGTTTTTGCATTTTTTGACCAAAAGAGTCAATCTGTTTGCCACTGCGCTGTAAAAAACCAGTAAATCCAGATTGAGCAGAAACTTCTTTAAAAGCTTTTGTTACAGCTCCCAATTGTCCCTCTAATGCTGCTAATTTTGCATTTTCTCGCTCAATTTGCACGGCCGCAGCTTCCCATTTAGCTGTCCCTGGTTCTAACTTATCAAATTCAGATTTCAAGATCGTTAACACTTTTTTTTGCGCTTCGATTGCCTGTGTTACTGACTTATATTTTGCTTGTAGTGCGTTTGCTTTAGCTGCGTTATTGTTTAATGCGTTTCCAGTGTTTTTTAAGGCAGCATCTAAGGCTCTCGTCTCTGCTTTGAAATAATTAACAGCTCTTTTTGAGCTCTGCAACTTAGGGTCAAACTTAGAAGTATCTAATCCAAGTTCGATAAACATACTCCCTAGTGGTGTACCTTTTGCCATTTTTCCTCCTTTCAACAAAAATAAAAAGGCGGAGTTTATCCGCCATTTAGAGTCCCGACAAAGTCTTCTAACGACATCACTTTCTCAGATTTGACTTCTGCTGGTTTTAAAACTTCCAACATGTCAATCCAGTTTGTCTCCATGACATCTTTTATAGACACTCCGTAGTCAGATTTGATTACGTTTCTGATAAACTCGTAAAACTTTTCTAACGCCTCGCCGGGTGTTAAATTGTCTCCTTTGGGTCTTCTGGATCTCCTCCGATTAACTTAACATATAGACTTGCCAGAGCATTATTTAATTCATACATGTTGTATTTGTCATATAACATATCGACGGTTAAGCCTTCAAATAAACTAGCCATAAAAGTTAGTTGTTTGTCTAGTTTCACATGCTCTGGATCATCTCCTTTTGCAAGTTCATCTTGCATGATCAAGTAATTTCGATAGTCTCTCACGGTGAGGGATTTACATTCTTTCACCACGAGTTCGCCGTTATCATTTTTAATTTTAATTTCTAAGTCTGACATCTAAACTCCTTTACAATCCTGGTGCGTCTTGATTCAAAAGTTTAACCAACGCTTTTGCATTTTCGCCCTTAGCTTCTGCTTCTTTATCTATTGCCCAGCCGACATATTGACCTTTCGCTTCTCCAGTATCTCCTGGTTGTGCTGTGAATACTAATTTTTGAGAGTCTAAACCATCCTGTTTTTCTTCCTGTGTTTTTAATTCGAAATCTTCCATCGAGAAAGTTCCTTTGAAGAAGCCTAGATAAACGCTTCCTTCAGTTCCAGGTGCTTCAAGTAAGACTGATACTTCTGGAGCTTCTGTATCTTCTCCAATAAAAGAAACACCTGTTGAGGTGGTTCCTGTTTTATATCCCAATACTTTTTTAAGCGAGTCAAATGGGATATCAATTGCTTCCATCTCCATTTTTACATCGCCAACACCTCGACGAGAAGTGCAATAAGCGATATCAGAACCGTAAGTTTTGACAGGAGCTGCTGATAATCCACTAATCTTAGCTGTTTTTGTAGCACCTTTTCCTGATGCACCTTCGATAACAATTTTGTCTTTTTTTTCAGATAATAACTGGATAGTCATTCGTTTAAATCCTACTGCTTGCATTTAATTCTCCTTTTAATAATCTTCATAAATTTTGCTAAAACCTCTAAACGTTCTAGCATCTAAATATCTTCCAGAGTCACGATCAAATCTCTCAAACCCTGCATCGTTTTGAAAAAAACCAATTGTCTCCAATAGTTTCTCAATACGTCTCTGCAATTCCTTGCATTCCAAACGTGATGTACTTTCTACATCTATTTGATAAATAAACTTTTTTGATAGTGTCGTATCAGAACCAAATGTTGATTGTTTTGGCGCAATTATCGGCAAAATAACAATGCTTGTCTGGTCGTCTGGGAGACTTTCTGGTCGCTCAAAAGATTTTATTTTGACTAACTTTAAAACATTGTCTGTCTTTAACAAGTCAAACACTTCTGTTAACATGTCTCTAACCATCGAAACCTCCTTTTAGCTTGTCACGGATACCTCTTGGATAAATAGTTTCCAAAATATCAGAGTAACGACGAATAACACCTACACCGCGCCTATTGTGTTTCCAACCGTATTCTAGCTCTTGAAGATGGACTATGTTCCAGCGTGGAGCTTGGAATCCAAGTTTCACTTTTGGTATTCCCTCTTCACGTTTAATCCCAGATACAACTGCACTTTCAACCGTCGCTCCGCTTTTTCGGTAAACCGATATAGCACCTTTAAAACTTGGTTCTAGCTCTTTACCGATTTCTTTTAGCGCTTTATTAACTACTCTGTTAACTTTCGCAGAGCCTAACTTCTTTTCCATATTCGCTAAAAGTTCATCCACTCCTTTTAATTCAGCACCCATTTTTTAACCTCCAAGAACAATGACGATAAAGTCTCTATCTACAAAATCAGGTCTAATATCTAAGATGCCTAATTTCTTTGATGGCAGTCTATTATCGTTAATCTCGACAAGGTGGTCATTTTTAGGGATATAAGCCATCAAAGGGTCTCTAAATTTGACAGTATACTGTGCTTTAACACCTTTTTCTGTTACTTTTTCAATATCTTTTATGCTTGGATTATAGACTTCGGCGAATGTTGTGAATAGTTTCTTTAATTTCATATCTCTTCCATCTAATGAGTCGTCTGTAGTTGCTGAATAAAAAGTAATTGGTGTTCTCAAATCACCGTTATTTGTTTTTTTTCTAGACATTTTCCGAAACTTCCTCGATAAAACCAGGCAATTTGTCGTCAATCTCTTTAAAACGGTTTTTGTTGACAACGAAGACATCCCCAATTTCTCGAATTACCTCTTCTTTATAATCTTCAAATCGTTGAATCGTTCTTACTTTCACATTCTTTCTCCAATCCGTACATAGCTAATCTAGCTATCTCATTTTTAAACGAATCATAAAATAACTCGAGACAGTCATTATAGACATATCTCGAGCGTTCCATAATTAATTCTTTTCCTGATTCAATAGTCATTAGGTCAAATCCTAACAACCCTTTAAGGGCGCTCTCGGAACTTTTCAAAATTAGTGATAGATTGTCATCATCTAAATCATGAAATACTCTCATTCGTTCTTTAAATGGTTTTAAAAGCTTGTGTTCATCCATCTATTACACTCCTGGAACAAATCATGCACCTGGTACGCCAGAAATTACAATTGGGTCTGCAACACTAAGCGTCCAAACTGCTGCTGAAGTCTCATCCTTAGCACGACCATACGCAAATTGTTTAGCTGTAAATAAGTCTAAATCTTCAAGAGCGTATGTCTCTGTATACTTGTGTAACTCAATACCACCTGCGATATATGCATCGTAACGACCTTTAACAAAAGTTGTAACTTCCTTAGCCTTTTGATGGACTGACTCAATTAAGGTAACGTTGTAAGGTAGGGCAGTCACAAACACTCCGTTTGCATTTAGGGTAGTGTACTGTTTTTTGACATCCCATGCGTCTGCTGGATTAACCACGATTACAATATTTCCTTCAACATTAACTGGTGTTTTACCATCTTCTTTTACAGAGTGGTATTTATGTACCATCGTCAATTCTTTTACTGTCGTAGATGGATCTTTAAATGTTAAAGCTCCTGTCGGTTTTTTTGCTTCATAAGTTGCCTTTTCGCCAACGACATGACCTTTTAGAGTACGAGATAGCCCAATTGGTTTGCTATTCCCATCACCATTTAAAAATGCTTCTTCTAATGCTACCGCAAACGCTTCATTAATTTGTGTTGACACAAAATTTAATAACCAAGCTGGTCCAAATTTAGTCGCATCTTTAGGGATAACAACAAATGCTGTAAGTTTGTGTTGGATTGCTTTGCTAGAGCTAAATGCAGCAGTTAACTGACCTTTAATTTCTCCGTAGAGTTCTCCCCATTCTGCTTTACCTTTAGTTTCAGAGTCAATAAACTTCATGCGAAGTCCCATGTTCTTCAATCCGATAACACCAAGTAATGGATGTGCTGTAACTAAATCTTCAAAAATGCGGTCAACAGTTTCTTCTGGGATAAGTTCTGTAAGACCTGTTGGAGCTGTTTTTACGATTTCGTTAAAGAACTTGCGTTCACGAGCTGTCATTTTCATTTCTTCTGGTGTAAGCGCAATAGCAGACTCAACTTCAGAAGAAGCTATCTTCTTAGATTCTTCAAACATAGCTTCTAACATTTCACCGTATAGTTCAGATTGCACTTCTTGAGGTTCATTCGCTTGTACTGCATTCAAAAATTTTTCACGAATTTCGTTGAATTCATTCGATAATTTCATTGTCATATTTTAAATTTCTCCTTTTTAATTAAAAACAAAAAGCCCCAAATCCTTTTGGCACTTCTTTTTCTTTTTGTTTAGTGTTTTCCAATTTGGAAATAACCATATCTACAATTTCATCAATATTAGGTTCTTTTTGATTAACATTAATCGCATTAGCTAGTTTTGAGATGACTTCGCTAGGAACAATATTCTCGATACCAGCTACTAGTTGTGGTGCTTGTTTAATTTCTTCTGCAAACATTTCTTTATCTGCAAAGCCTTTTTCAACAGCTTGCTGTGCATTAAACCAAGTTTCTGTGCTCATTAAATCTAGCAATTCAGTCATTTCTAAACCAGTCTTATTGACATAAGCATTAGCGATTGAGGTGTTGTAATTTTCTAGTACGCCAGCCTCGTGTAACATTTGTTTGTGATCACCACTTACCGTTGTTGATACATTATGTATCATGATTTGAGCAGTTGGACTAATTTCAACCGTATCACCAGCCATTGCGATTACCGAAGCTGCAGAAGCTGCAATACCAACAATCTTAACCGTTACGTTTCCTTGATAAGATTTTAAAGCAGTATAAATTTCACTACCTGCATATACGTCACCACCACCAGAGTTAATAAGCACTTCAATATCACTATTATCTTGTGGCAAGACAATATCTTTTGGCGCAGTTGCTGGCATATCTAACCAGTCGTAAAACCAACGGTCACTATCTGATACAATAGGACCTTTAATTTGTATTTGTGTCATTTAGATTCTCACCTCCTTTCCCATCTTCAATATAGTTTTTAGTTAAGATGATATTGTCTCCACCATCAATCGGTGCAAAATCAAGTTTTTCACGCACTTCATTACGAGTGAATGTGCCACTAGATACCAATTTGTCAATATTAACTGCAATGTCAAAAATATCATGTTGAGACAGTCCGACAATTTTTATTCTCTTGCCTTTTTGATAGTCACTTTTACTGATGATTTTCGCATTTAACTCATCTTGTATCTTTTTGCTGAGCGGACTCATACAATAAATAACAAGAGCTTTTTGTGAACTATCTAAAGTAGCCATATCACCATGAAGTACAGTTGGTGGAATACCTAAAATATCAGCAATTTCATCGTCGAATTGTCGTCTTATCTTTTGTAAATCATCGACAGATAAATTTGTTGTACCTGTGGTGTTCGTCAACTCTTCATACGTGATATGGTCATTAGCTGGAACTATAGCGACAGACCTCTCGGAGAAGGCTTTAAACAACTTATCAGCATAATCCTTCATCAAAGACATCTGTTTATCTGTAAGTTGAGAAGCGCCTTTTGCGTGCATTATCCCTCTTATCTGGTTGTTTCTTAAAACAGTTTCTACCATGCGCTGATGTAATTTTTCATACTCTAAAAACAAACCATCAATATAACTTGATAGCCTGTTATTGTTGTATTGCAAGAAGATAACTTCGCTCATTTTAAACGTTCGCTTGAACATAAAATCTTTAACAGTCACACTATCAAACGTATCTTCATATACAGCGTATTCTTTGCGACTGTAGGCATCAGCGACAAGTAACTGATCATCATCTGTTTTGATAACTAACGCTTCATTTTGAGTAACTAACCTATAAATAATTTTTTGCCAAAAACATGACGCTGACTCATTGTTATTTGGTCGTACATTGAGCAGATAATTCCAAGACGAACTCTCGATATTAACCAATCGCATTTCAGAAGAAGCGAATATCCTAGCTAGAAATTCTGCGGATTTATCAATAGCCAAATTCTTCAAGTAAAGATTTTGATAATCATTGAAGATATCTTCTAAATCATACCCACTTTCAGGTATAGTTCCTGTTTTAAAAATACTTCCAAAAAAATCAAGTATTTTCATTGATTACCTCCTTTCTTTAGATTCCATGATAACCCTGTCGGTTGGGAAACTTAATAAGATTTTATTTTCTAAAAATCCCAATCGGCAATGCTTTCTAAAAATTCACCGACAGAACTTTCTTGTATCATTTCTTTTTTATATAGCGCTGCAATAAACGCATGGAATCCATCTGTCTTTCTTCTTACTGGTTCTTTCTTTAAAAATCGTTTATTCCCAGAACCATCTTCTTTGACATAAGTATTATCTGTATACCATAACATCATTCTGTCATCATCTAAGAAAATAAAACGCTCGTTTGCAAAACCATCTTCGATAATTGGAGCTACCTTAGATTGAATCGCTCCAGGGTTTCTTAAAAACTCATATTCAAAGCCAGCTTCTTCTAAGAGTGGTTTAAGTAGATCCATACGGAATCCATCAGCGCAGACAATTTCAATTAGGTAATCATTGCGCCATTCATTCAACTTATCGACAAGTAAGCGAGGGTCAATGCTGTCTCCGTCAACAAGAGTTAGCAATCCTTTGTCTTGCCACTCTTCGATGGGAGCTTTAAGTTTAAACGCTTTGAAAAACTCTCGTCTAACAAATGAATGTTGCTTCCAGATGAATTCATCACCATTTTTAAATAACAATCCAACTGATGCAAAATCTCGTATGCTTGCATAGTCAAATCCAGCTACACATGACCTACCTTTTAAGTCAATTTCAGGCTCTCGTAATGTGGCAAGTAGTTTCTCACGACTGGTGACATCTTTTTCCAAATCAGCTTCTGGCAAGTTCATGCGTTTTGTCATAAACTCTTGTCGTCCGCTTGGTTCTAGTTCTAAATCGTCATAGTCTGATTTAGTAACAGTCCATAACCTTTTTGCGTATGGTGTGTCTTCGTCGAGCATTGGATTAGCCTTTGACCAATTACGCATATCGTCAACTTCGCTAGCGTTATCAAGCTTGCAGATAAAAGGAAACATTCTGAAATCTTCAACCTCTCCTCGTAGTATCTGCATAGCTTTCTCAATCGTTTTATCGTAAAAACCCTCACGTACATAACCATTTGTGCCATTAAAGAAGGTTCTTACATGTGCTATTTTACCCAAACCAGATTTTTGGACTTTTACGATTTTATCATCTTCAAATTGGTGGATTTCATCGAATTCTAAACAGCCATCACGAGCAGAGTCCATCGTTTTGGGGTTGTTTGTGCGAAAAGAAAAGACAGAATTGTTTTTCCGTCCCACAATTGCCATTTTAGTCAAATAGTAGTGGTTTTCTAGCCCTTTTGATTGGATAGTCTCATAAACTTCTTCAAAAGATACCTTCCCCTGTCTTTCCGAGTTAGCTGTAATGGTTACATCATAGTTTTTGATAGGGTACAACGGACTTGTAAAAAATGCATCTCTAGTGGACATAAAACCATTTTTACCACCTCCACGAGCCAACGTTAAAAGGTATTCATTAAATTGTGGCTCGCCATCATCTTTTCGAAACAAAAAAATAAAAGGAGTTATAAACTTTTGATATCCAGCTAATGGGAAAAAATTCTTTTCAGCGAATCTTACATACTTATCTATCAAGCTGTCATCAAAATACAGGTCATCTCTGACAAGTATTTTTTCTCTGATAATATTAACGAGCATTTTACGCTCTTTATTGTAAACAATTTCATCATTGTCTATCTTACGAGCATACTCTTCAAACAGTGGATGTGTAATCACAACAAATCACCACCGTTCGTAAAATCATCTTTATTGACTGTTTTTCCTTCTGGCAGCATATCGATCAATTGTTTTATAACTCTGTGATACGTTGCATCTCGTGAGTTATATAATTTTGCTACAGGACGCTCTCTTTCATAAGGTGTCTGAGTTTCTGATTGAGAAAACAGTTCATAATCGCCGTTCTCTGAGATATCAATCCACATGTCATTAAGTAGTATCCGGAGACGTGCAGCTTGAGTGAACAATCCTTCTGCGATTTTCTTTTTATCTTCGGGAATGTCTTTAAATAGCTGTTTCAAGCGATATTTTTCACTATAAACTAATTTGTTACGACGTTTTAATTCATCCAAAAATTCACATCTCCTTTCTAGTTTTTCTCTGGGGTGGGGGGGTCGTGCGATAAAAAAAGCAAATATTTGGACAGTCGACCCTTCCCACCGGTTTCATCATTTGGCTTTTACCTCGTTTTATTTTGACGGGGGGGAGTTATCCAAACCATTCATCAGAACGATAGTTTGTTTCTTTCTCAATCTTTTTCTTTTTATAATTAAATCGTTTGTGTCTCTTGTTATGACAGTCTTTGCATAGCGTCCTAAGGTTATCGATGTCCATAGCTAACTCAGGATAGAACTCTAGCTCTTTGATATGGTCAACCTCTAGGTTATCAGTCGTCACTTTTCCGTTTTGTCTACACCATTGGCACTCATTGTTGTCTCTTGCTATAGCTTCAAGTCTTAGCTTTTTCCATGTTGTTGAATTGTAGAATAGATGTCTACTGGCTTTGGAAGTTGTGTCTATTTTCATGGTTTTGCTTTACCAGTTAGTCTATTAATGTATGTAACTAAAGTCGCATAAGGTTTGCCATCCTTATACACCGTATTTACTTTCTTATCCCATTGGGATTTAACATATGGATATTTATTAGGTCTCATAATTCCTCTTCAATAAAGTAAGTATTTTATGCGCATTTTGCTTGACAAATATATCTTTTATGTGTATAATATAAGTATAGAAAGTGAGGTAAGCAATATGCCAATGACCCCTAAGCAAATGATTAAATTGCTTAAAAAGAACGGGTTTTATGAAATTAGTCAAAACGGTAGTCATAAAAAACTTCGTGATGACTTAGGACACCAAACAATCGTTCCAATGCACAATAAAGACCTTGGTAAGGGTCTTGAAGATACTATCTTAAAACAAGCGGGTTTGAAATAATCCGCTTAACAAGATGGCTTGCTTATCTCACAATAATCAAAGGAGAATTATTATGTTAGTTTATCCAGCTATATTCACACAAGACTCAGATTATATCATGGTTACATTTCCAGATGTCCCTGAAGCAATCACTCAAGGTGAAGACTTTCAAGAAGCTTACGAAATGGCTGTTGAAGTCTTAGGTTTTGCCCTTGAGGATTATACTGACTATCCAAAGGCGAGCTCCGTTTCTGATTTAAAAGAACAGTATCTTGGTTCTGATATTGCTTTAATTGGCATTGATATGATTGCCTACATGAAAAAATATCACTCTAGGAAGGTACGCAAAAACGTGACTATTCCTGAGTGGTTGAACAGCGCAGCCGAAGATAAAAACCTCAACTTTTCCCAAGTACTTACTGAAGCACTTGAATTAAAATTACAAGCATAAGAGCCACTGTTGTGGTTCTTTTTGCATAATAAAAAGCCACCACAATGTGATGACTAATGACTAATTGGTTCTTCCAATTTCTTATCTAACTCATAACCTTTTCTAAATGCTGGTGACTGCTTTGCATAAACGGATTGAATAAAGTCTACTTGTTTATATTGTTTTGATTTTTCAGTTTCCATTTCGTTACCTCTTTTATTTTAATTATAGGAACAGTCGGAATCGAACCGACACATATAATCAGACCGTCGACAATCCAATTATCAAGGCGCTACCTCTACCGTTTTCCAATCACGGTTCATGTTCCAACGGTTTAGTCTTACTTGGCGCAAAGGTCCCCGTAGAGATACCAGTGCTTATTTTTAAAGTAAGCCTATAGACCCATCACGAATCGAACGTGATTAATACCACTAGGTCTACACAAAAAAACGGTTAAAACTCCGATCCATGTCCCACGCCCGCTGTATTGCTCTAGTGGCTGAAATAACCACTACTGAGACGGCAGGATTCGAACCTGCACGTCCCACATACATAAAATAGCAAGTTCGATAGTAGTTAAAGTTGACGACTAAATAAATAGCCTGTTGGTAAATGATTATCTCTTCTTGCTATTTTGATAATACTATATTAACACATATTTTTATGTATAAACTATCCTTTTACTGTATAAAAACTAGCCAAAAACTCCTTGTTCGACAAGCAACACACCCTCTCTATATAGCTCTGCAAAAGCTAGCAAAGCAATATCCAGCGTATCATAATAAAAACTCTCCGACATACATAATTCTGTATAAATAACCTTGTCAGCCTTTTTATAAGGCGCTAAGTATTTGTCATACAAAATCCTGCGTCTCTCTGGCTCTAGTATCATACTGACAGCCTGCTCAATTGCGTCCAGCTCCTGTTCCGCCGATACACGATTAAGCGCTAATCTCTCCACTGGTTTACTTGGGACTCCATGTGGCTGTCTTGGCTCAAATGAGTATGTAGCTGTAACTTTTTGAGTATCTACATCATTAGCTATCCTCCGCCAGCGTGGATACTCTCTCAATTTACGCTTAGCATTGGACTTGGTTTTTTGAATATCTATTTCTGGAAAAAACGTCATGAAAGCCCCCGTTATGATATAATAGTTGTACGAATATATATCGAATGGCGCTTTCACCAGCGCTTTTTTTATTGTTCTCCTTTCATTTCTCTGCTGACTTATTTTGTTGTTAAATTGTCGAGTATTAAATTTTTAGTTTTGCGTCAGCACTTTATTTGCAGCATTACGCTTGTATAATCATCTGTGAGCGATAACAGACTTTAGATTTTTACGAAAAAAATGTCGGAGGATATTTCCCTTTCTAAAAATTTCGCTCTATAACTACGTAACGATTATTCCACGCTACGCAGCTGAATACTTACAGAAAGCTTCCAGGGTAAGTTTAACGAGTATTCCAGCTCGTAGACCCACAGAGCCATTGCAGGCTCTTATGCGCTTGCGTGGGTTATAAATCCATTAAATACTCTATGATTTTTACTACTAGACAACATCCAGCGAATATTAATAAAGCTAGAATAAAACAGAATAGTAGAAATGAGATTACAGCTAAAAAGTACGCTTTTTGCAATACTCTATCCAATCAGCGACAAACTGTGGAATTTCTGGCATGAGTTTATCTAGCTTGATCTGTTTTAAAATATTTATGACCTTAGATGTTGATACAGTTATTACACTTGGCGGTACAACATAATCTTTTCTCTTATCTTCAAAATACTTTATCGCTTCTTCAATGTTCATTTGATACCTCTCTTAACTTCTTCAACAATTTCAATTGCTACGCCTATTGCGTCCATATAACCAGAGTATCTTTCTTGTTCGTAATTATACAGATCGTTGTCAAATTCTTTATTGAGTCTTTTTAAAATTTCGTCAATCATAAATTATCACGCTTTTCAGTCGCCTCTTTAGGAAACTCCTCATCTCCTATCCTCCAAAAAATATATAAATCTCTACTTAGTACAACTGGTTTACTAATTATCTCATAAGATGATTCACATTTTTTTACTTCGTCAATTAGCAACATAATCATCCCCCATTTCCTGTAAGTTCCGCAATCCGCTTAGTCTGTCTCTGATTTTGCTCAACGGACCGTTCAAGTTGTTTTTGTGTTCGCGCTAGCTGTGTACGTAGTCCGTTTATTTGTGGCTTATAGTGTAATTCAGAACAGTCGCAACCAATCCGAAGACCAATTAAGATTGCCACAAATATAGTTAGCCATGTGTTTAACGATTCATGTTCATTCATTTTTTCACGCTTTCGTGAGGTTCAGGGAACCAAACTCGTCTTTTTGAGGGATCAATCGCAATTACGCAAGTAACTTCCCAATCGGGGTTCATATCGTCTTCTTGTAATAATTCAATAAATGTTGATAGTTTCATTCTTCTAACCTTTCTAGTAATTCGCTATTTTGATATATGTTTCCGATAACTACACAATCCTCGTTTCTTAGCCACAATTCCGACCCTCGTCGTCTATTATAAATGCGCCAAGAACCGCCTCTAAATTGACGTACTTTAAAAAGTTCAAAATCGCTAGTAATTGTGTATCGTAGCTTAACAATGTCATCTTTAAAAATCTCAATGCCATTTTTATCAAACATTCCTGTTGATTGCATGAGTATAAGTTGCTTAATGTCGCCTATTGCAACACCCCCATGATCATCTTTTAATCCTACATCACCGTTTTCGTAATCAATGAGGGTAACCTTATACATGCGTTTGAATTTCTTTGACCACGCTCTAGGATTCCGTATCATAACTCACCTCTCAAAAAATACTCTGCGTCACTTTTAGCGATTAAGCTATCACGATAAGCAATAGCTTCGTCTTTAGTCTTAAACTCTTTGTCTTTATAAACAGTAGGCAATACTCGTCCGCCGATGTGATCATATACCCTAACTACGTGTGTCATGTGCATTCTCCGTTTTATTTAACCAGATTGCTAGCATTGTGCAATAATTAGCCATGTCATTTAACGTGTCTGACAGGCTTTCTGAGACGTTTTTATCGCTGTTTATAAGATTATATAGCCTGTTGTATTTATCGCTTATACGGACGACACCAGCGATGAATCCGAAGTCATCCAAAGACTTTTCAAACGAGTTTCCATAATCTGCATTTTTAGCTAAAAACATTTGATAATTTTCGTTGTATGCAGCTTGCATACTCTCTGCGTTTATTTTATCTGCCATCCCTCTACCTCTCTTAAAAAGTCATTGCTGCGTACATCAATCGCTTAACTCGCTTGTAATGTTCTTGCTTTGTATCTCTGTACTTTTTGTTTAACTTTATAAAAACATCAGTTTCGTGACTATTGGGGTTGTGATACTCTCTATATGATTTAAGATACAGTTGCACATAAATATCCTCGTCAAAATAATCTTTAAACGCTTCGATAACGTATGGTCTTGGCAAGTTTTTTCGGCGTCTGTTATTTGTAATGTTACATCTTATTCGCTCGGCTTTTTCGCGATCTACATCTAGCTTGTTAATTTGGTTTACGATCCCGTTGTCAAAAATTTTGTAAAATTTATCTATTAATTCATCTGTCAATCTCTTCAATCCTCACTTTTATTCTTGGATTCTGACTGTATTTTTTCTTTGCTCTTAAATCGCATACGATATTGTCATCTGACCACACAATACCTGATTTCTGTATTCTGTCGTAACCTGCATCGGAAATACTATCAAAAACAGCTTTAATCAGATTATCAATATCAGGCTTCTTAGCGTGCCATATCAGCTCACGCACGAAGTTCTGATATATTTGTATTGTTTTGCCTTTGGAACGTTGTGTAGGCTCTTTTGATAGCGTTTTGGGGGCTTTCATGTAAAAGGTTACCTCTACCTTTATGCAATCATCGAAAAACGGTCCATCATAATTTTTTTCTATCCAGCCAGAAACCTCTTTTCGCCACCTCTTCATCTTTGGATCTTCGTACGTACCAAATTTGCTGAACTTAGGTCTAGTTTGAGGTTTTGGTTCAATTGGTATTTCAAATTCTGTTTTAAAAGTCATATTCCTCTTCAATCCCTATCAACAATGCAATTCGTTTTGAGCTAGCTAACGCTTGATATGATTTAGTCATGTACTGTTCTATTGTTGCTTTTTTAATTCCAAGCCGTGCCGATAACTCTTCTTTTGTGCCAACGTCGACAAACTTGTCGTCGTCATATATTGCATATATCCTTTGTTTCTTAACCATTTTTCAAAAATCCACACTCGCCCTAAAATTGTGTGTGAGCATTGGCAAGGACGAGTGTAGCAATTCTCCATATTATCGATTTTATCGATAAGTAGACTATTTCCTTTCTCGCTCGGAAAATATAGTTACTGCAAAGGCCGAACTTCACTTTGCAATGTTAGTTAAAAAATCATTACTCTTTGTGTTAATTGATTAGCTCTACAATATTCGCAATGACCACAAGGTTTAGGTTTTTCTATGCCTTTTTTGACTGCTTCCAAGTGTTTGATGTTTTGAGCTAGGACATCTAACTCCAACTGCATAGCATCTAAATTTTGAATTCTGATGGCTCTAGTGTCTGGCGGTGTTTCCTTAGTCACCGCGTAAATAATAGGTTCAAATGGTTTATTGTATTTAGCTTCTAGCATAGTTTTATAAGCGGCCATCTGTAAGACGTAGCCGTAAGCCTCAAACCAGTAAACTCGCTCTTGACCATTCCAGACCATGTCATCAATAGGTCCTTTTGTCGTTTTAATATCAACAAAATAACCATGCTCGACATTTAGACAGTCAATCTTACCCTTGAATTCAACCTCACCAAAAAATCCTGTGATAGCCGCTTCCTTCTCCCCTTGATAAATAGCCATAAAGTTGTTATCACTTTTAAGTGCTTCAATCATATGTTCAGCAACTAAGTAATCCTTTTTTAATTGACCTTTTGTTGCTCCTCGGGTCGAAATCATTTCGGAGCCGTTTTGGGCTTTGAATTCTTCATGAGCTGCTTTACTCTCAAAGTAAGAGTGGACATAGTTCCCGACTAGCAACGCAGTGTTATCTCTGGTATCTGTCCAATTACCTCGTAACTCAGCAAGCGCCCTTGCTTCGCACTCTTTAAAGCGCTTGTACTGACTAATAGACCAGTAGCTAATCGCTGATTCACGGCTGTAATAGTCCTTACCGAGTAAATCTAGTTCTGTCATGGCATTAAGTCCCCAAGGTTATCAAAGAGGTTGCCTTCGCTAGCTTTAATTTCCCCTGTTTCTTGGTCAAAATCAGGGATTTCATCAGCTGGATAAGAGGTGTCTTCTAAAACCGCCTTATTTTCGTCTGTGAGCGTTTTTTCTTCTTCATCATGAAATTCATCGGTTATGTCTTTTAAATTGCTAGAAGCATCTGTTTTTTCGTTCTGGTGACCAATTAAATCATCAAGGCTGTTTGTTTCTTGTGGTGTAATGTCTTTGACTTGTCTGTCGTTGTCATACTCATTTTCTGTCGTTCTGTTTAGTGCTTCGACAAAATATGAGCTATCATTACTTGTATTTATAAATGATTTAGCAGCCCTATTAATTACTGTCCTCATTGCCATTTGGTCAGGGAAATCAACTTGGACATTCTTTGTTTTTGCTTTTGACCAAGCTTTATCAATTTGCTTTTTAGTCATAATAGTTAGATGTTCTTCGTCGTTAACATCCTTGATAATGCAATAAGCACCTTTGATTGGATTGTCTTGGTTTTCCCAATCAGATTCATGACTTACAAATTTTCTACGACCGTTAACTATTTCTGATTTGAAAACATCCCCTTCGAAAATTACTCCTGCCCAGATATCTTTAACTTCGTTTAGCTCTTTAACAACTTTCATTGTCCCGAAGTACGAGCGCCTTAACTGCACTTTATCGCCATACTTGATAAAGTAACATTGTTTCTTTGCAGGACTCAGTCCCTGTGCGACCATATCCAAAAGCGAAATATAAACACTCTCATCAGTACATTGACTCAACAAGTTCCCACTAGAAGAGTTTTTTAATTCATAATAGGCGTTACTTAAAGCATTTCCTAGACTATAGTTGGGAGGAACGATAAAGTTTTCATTTTGTTTTTCCTCAATTCGTTTATTAACTCCAGAAGTTATCTGTCTTTCGCTTAATTCATTTGTCATCTATTTCCTCTTTCTGTGTTTTAACTGCCAATTTTCGGCCTTTAATCTCTTATTTTCGTTTGCTAACTGGACAACTCTGTTTTGTAGCTTGTCTATCTCTTGCCCTAGCAAAGCTTGTACCTCAAAATAGTTGCTCTCCCAGTCTTCGCTGAATCCAAAATCTGATTTCCTCATGGTTAATCATCCAAAATATGTTGTTTTACAGACCACTTACTATCGATTCTTCGGTTTACGATTAATTCAGGTTCTACATCAAATTCTGTCTCAATATATTCCATCAAGTCTTCGTCTGTGTAATCTTTAAATTCTTGATATGTCCGCTTTAGCGTAGGTTCTTCGTTTCCTTTTAGTCCGTCAATTGTAAAGATGAGCGCATCTCTAAAGTTTCCATCAAATGTTATAACAAAACCATTTATTCTAATTTCTACCATGCGCGCCACCTACAAATTTCTCTAGGCTATCTTTGATAAAGTCAAACATTGCTCGTAACTCATTGTTTTCGATTCTTAGATTTTTATTATTAATCATAATATCCACCATAGAGCTATCTTTTTCGGAACATTCATCTTTTAAATATTTAACATCTTCAGATAAATCAATGTTTTTAGACTTTAAGATTTCATTTTCGATTTTTAAGTCTTTAATCCTTTTTTCTAGTTCACTTACTAATTTCAAATCTGGTCTATTTTCCAAAGTCAATCCTCCCTCTGTGCAATCTTAACTGCCTATATTCTTCAATTTTTTTATTTCGACTAGGTTCATCTAGAGCCATGATTTTGGCTGCATGTTCTTCGGATAGCCCGAAAAATGTTGTTAATGTTAGTTCCATCAGAACCTCTTACTTTCTGCATTATCTGGATATTTAAAAATATTGTTTTTTGCACCTTTGATTATGCGATCGACAAAAGCAGCATCGTAGATTTTCATAAGCTCAGCTCTACTAAAATTTGTATTAATGATAGTATTTGTCCGATTATCCAAAATATTAAATAAAAACGTATATGTCCAACCGCTAGCAGATTTAATGGTGTTACCTGTGGTTGACTCCTTGCCTAAGTCATCAAGTATCAGATAATCACAATTGATGAGAAGCTTTGACATTCTTTCTTGCGAATATTTGCTATTTTTTTTATCGTCATAATCAAATGTATCTTTAACTAATGCGGACAACAAAGGTACCGAAACAAATATCACGCTCTTTGATTGATTGTAAGATTTAAACATCTCGTTAATATTTTTAGCAATACTCATAGACAAGTGGCTCTTGCCAACCCCTGGAGGTCCTTGTAAGAGGGAGTTACCCTCCATTCCTTTAACATAATCTCTGGTGATTCGTTTAGCATAGTTTAGCGCTTGTGTATCTACAGCACTATGTTCCTTGTAGTTTTTCAACGTAGCACTAGCAATTTCCTTTGATAAAACGCTCTCTTTATAAAACACGTTATAACCCTTAGCTAGCAACGACTGGTTGTTGTACGCAATGTCAACCGCATTACTTTTCGATTGGATATACTCTGTTGTACATTGCCAACAAAATTCTGTTTCTCTGTTATTGTGATTTGGCATTTTTCTGGCATAAATTGGCATCTCGTGCTTTTTGCATGTTTTCCCAGTATCTCTAATAATGCCATTCTCGAGCATGCTCTCTCTTGTCATTAACCCAAAAGCCATAGATACCTCCTAAAATCCATATTTCGGATCTGGTTTCTTAAGCTCATCTAACTCAGCTTGCGAAAATCGTTGGCCTTGTTGCTTCTGGTAATAATCACTTTTAGCAACTTCTGGCTGATTGAGATAGCTCTCAAACTTGCTAGCATTAAACAAGGTTGATGGTCTGAGATATTTTGCCATGTCGGAGTTCCCCCACTCGCTACATTTTTTATCAACAACGACTTTAAAATCATCTAAGCTATATCCATTCTTCAGCCTAGCTTTAACAAGATTAATGTTGCTATCTACAAACTTGTAGTTAGAGTTTGTTTTTTGGTTGAGATAAGCTATTGGGATACGATAGTCAAAGTTTTTAGGGTTTCCTTTTTTAACTTGTTCAACATATTTCTCTTCTAACCAATCTGGAAAGAGATATTCAGTCGGGCTTTGCTCGACAATATATTCTATACTCTCCTTACCTAACCTCTCCTTACCTAACCTCTCCTTACCTATACTATACTGGGTTGCCGAAGTGTCACCCACTTGGTTGTCATTTGGTTGCCGTTTGGTTGCCAAGGTGTCACTCACTTGGTAAGAGCCATTTATATCAAGGGTTAACAGACTTTTTTCGGCTTGGTAAATCGTTGGTTTAAATCGGTCTTTTCTTATTTGGTTGTTAATTTTCCAATCTTTGACAACTGTCACACCACTTTCGAACATAACGATAAAACCTTTTGCTTGTAATAGTTTCAAATCATCATTGTTTGCTCCATAAGCGCGACTTAACATTTTCGCATTGCCGATAAAACCCTCATCGTCAGCTTCCATACCAAGTTGAAAATAAAGGAGCTGCGTACTTGCAGGCATATCCACGAATAAATCACTAGCCGTAATATCCTTGCTAAACATTCTTCTTTGTGCCATTTATCCTCCTAACTTGCAGTCCACTAGTGTGATAAAGTAGTTCAACTTCGCTTTATCTCTTGTTTCTAGTTCGCTTTTGTCAAATGACTTAGTAAGTCTATTCATCTTTATATAATTCCTTCACAAGATTTACATATAACTCGTATTTTCTACCACTTTCTTCGCTATCAGCATAAGCCTTTTCAATTAATTGTTCGCCTGTACCGTAGAAAAATCCGACTGCCCACATTTTGTTTGAATGTGTGTATGTAAAATATCTTCCGCTTGACCAATTGTTTTTGAAAACGATGTAATCTTTAGTTTTTGATACTCTAGCATTGTCAGTTACTCTAGCATTGTCATCTACCCAAGCATTGCCAGATTGAGATAAATTGTTTTCTGATTCAATATATCCGCCTAAATCGCCTTTTGTAACACCACTAAAACTTGTTTTTGCTTTAATTCGAAATAATGTTTTTCCTAGAAAATTGATAGTATCATCTCTTACTAATTCATATTTTTTCATCGTTATGCTCCTATTTCTTTTTTCCAGTTGCACGATAGTATTCTTTTTTCCACTCTTCCGTACCCCTATAAGCGAGATAGCTTTTAACAACTTCTGCTTCCATAAGTCGCCCATAATTATAGAGTTGCGAATTCCAGCGTGGCATTTTTTGCATTTCTCGTCTAATCGTCCCTACTTCTTCAGTCCTTAAACTAAATGTAGATGCAGCCGTTTCGTCATCTAATAAAAGCGGAGCTATATTAATTTTATTTACTGTGTAAACTTCCATTGATTAATACCTTTCTTTCGTGGTATAATTAGTTAAATTGATTTTTGTTAGTCACTGTTCCCGCAGTGGCTTTTTTGTTTTACCTGAATTCGTCTAGGCTAATGTCTAAGACATCGGCGATTTTTTTCATTTTGTTAAACGAAATATCATTTTTTCCAATGTTGACGATAGTGTTGTAACTAATTCCTGTTTTCTCCGATAACTCTTTTTTACTCATTCCTTTATCAATGAGAATTTTGTTCAATTTTTTCTTCATAATATTTTTAAAAATCAACATATTGTGTTTTTAATCGTCTGATATACACAACATATTGTGTTTTGCACCTTTCTGTTATATAATGTAGCTATCCTATAGGAAGGAGGATAAGGTATGATTAGTTCACAAAGAATTAAAGAGACGTTGGATAGACACGACGTGTCTGAATCAGATAAATTATCAGTAGCTTTGGCAGAGATACTCAATAAACATTTATCTGGCAAAAATCTCTCTGAAACTGTGCATGAACACGACAAACGTATGGCACGTATGCGTGGAGAAATCATGTAACTAGAAGCTCTCAGTTAATTCTGAGGGCTATTTTTTAGCAAAATAACGAAATTTTGAAAAATCTGTAATTTCAAACTTAATATTTTTTGTCGCTTCCTCTTTTTTTAGGTGCAAAACTTCATCATAGCAAGCGTTAATAAATTTAAAGTTTTCTTCCCCAAGTTCAGTTCTGATTTCTAAGTATTTGTTAAGTTGTTCATCTGTAATTTTTTCGTTCATGTTGTTTCCTTTCTACAAATTTTCCGCTACAGACTCATTCACCCTAGTTGGAATAATCTGATAAAATGCTTTGCTCTAGTTTCCCTTCAAATGTAAAAGTTTCAAGCTCATGAGCTATTAAATTTAACTCATGGGCTTTTTTGTTGAATTCAGATATTAATTTTCTAAACTCATTAACATTAGTTAAATTAATACGGACATCAATTTTTGTTTCTAAATCTTTAATTTCCATTTTTTGTTTCCCTTTCTTTTTTTGCTCTCATAATCCTAGAAAAATAATCATAATTTCCCATTTGTTATTTTATTTGTTGACCAGATAGTCGGTGTTTCTTCTGTAAAGTATTTTTATCTTCTATATCCCCTCTCCTTAATAATGTTTCCCTTGGTTTTGAATTACCGCTCCGTAGTATGGATTTAATTCCACTTCTTCCACTGGCTCCTCAATGTCAATCTCGAAGCTTGAGTCAGTTGTAAGAACCAAGTAAAGTAGAAATAAAATGAATGGTAACAGTATTAAGCATTGTGTGATTGTTAGTTCCATGGTTCCTCCTATTGTGGTATAATAGTTATAGATAAATGGCAGAGGACTTATGTCCTCTTTTTTTGTTATTCTTTTTCGTAGTCGTCTAAAGCCCAGTCGTATTTTTCGCTTTGTACAGAGACACTACCTGCACTACTAATAAAGAATTCAACATAATTAGGTGATGAATTTGAAATACGGAAATTGTAAGCTGTTAATAGTTCTTTCATACATTCTGAATAATTAGGTGACTTGACAATCAATTCTTCATTCAAACCAGTTCTAATAACTCGTGTGATTAATAAATCCATATTGATTTTTTTATATTGAAATAATTGATATAGCGCTCTTGACATATTTGAGCGATATGGAATTCTTGTTTTTTCTTTAAACAATTGTAAGAAAGCAAGAAACTCTACTGTCTTTTCGTAATTGTAAAATTTAAACTCTCCATTTTGAATCGGTGCTATCATACCTCTAGGATTGATTGTATTAACTGCAACTTGTGATATTAATGCGACACTTTGGTAGTAGTCTTTTGTATTAATAAGTTCCAGCAACTTAACATATTCAATTCGTCCTTCGTTTGCATAAGCTTCAATATAATTAATTAATTTCCAAGGCTTTTGAACTGTATTCATGCGGACAATATCATCTTCTCCAAGTCCTTTTTTGATAATATATTCGACTGGTATTCCTAACTGTTGGCACGCTGTCAATCGGTGTTGTCCATCAATAACTGTCAAGTTCTCATTAACAATAATCGGTGAAACAAAACCAAGTTCTGCTTGTTTTAACATTTCAGGAGTTAGAAATACATTACGGTTGAACTTACTAAAATTAAACATGTCATAATTAGTAGTTTTGTAGACAGTGTTAATTTCAGTACCGTTATTAAAAATGTTTTGTTGTTGTGATAAATGGCTGTAAGTTCTCATGTTATTCTCCTTCGATTATGTTGCAGTCTGGCAAAAGTGTTTTAGTATTTTCAATCCATTTCTCTAGACGATTGAAAGTGTCTAGTAGAGATAATGTAATTTCCCTGTTTGTATATAAGTTTTCAAAATCTTTTGTGTATGATAATGAAGCGTTATCTGAAATAAATGTTTCTACTGCTTCTTGGAAATTTGCAATTTTATCAAGTGATTCAATTTCACTAGTTAAGATTGCTTTTTTATCTTCCAATTTTTGAAGTTCTGACTGAGAAGCTGAATTATTACGTTGTGCCTTGATTATTTTTTCAAGTTCTTTCATTTCTTCTCTAAGCTCTTCATTTTGTTTTTTATAGAACTCTTGAACTCCTTTAGAAGCCTCGTAGTTGGATTTGAAATAGTTATAATCATCTGGAACTTTCTCAACGATAACTTCTTTTTCAATCACTTCCTGTTTTAGTGCTTGCTCGGCTAAATTCTCTTTTTGTTGCTCTAAGCGAGCATTTTCTGCTTTTAAGCGGTTGTTTTCACGTTTGAGTTCTTGCAACTCTCTGACAGTTGGATTATCACCGTTCTCAATCCGTTCAAGCTGTTCTCGCTTTTGGTCATCTGGAAGGGTGGCAATGAGATGTAGAGCAGTTGTTCCTAAATGTTGCAACGTCGCAACATCTGGCAACTGTTCAGCAACTTTCATCATTCTGTGCGCTTCTGTTCTTTCAATGTTTATTTTTTTAAGCCATTGAATAAACTCACCATGAGCTAAGTCATGCTCTTTAACATGGTTTAGCCGTCTGCCGATTTCCCAGATGGACTGACCAGCGATGTTTTTGTGATGATTGATTTCTAATTCAATCTGTTGCAAGTTATTTGATAATGTTATTTCCTGCATTTTTCTCCTTTCTAGTGTTGTGTTAGTTTTTATTCACGTTTCGTGAAGTTTATGGTGTAAAAATTTCGCCTAATTCTTTGTGGAAGAAATTGGCGATTTTGAACATTTCGCTTTGAGTAAAATCTCTTTTACCTAATTCTTTATCTCGATAAGTGTTAGAAGATTTGTTAATAATCTTGGACATTTCTTCTTGTGAAATTCCTTTTTCTTTTCGTAGTTTATACAGAAGAATCTGCATTCTCCCACCTCCTTTTTTTCTGTTTTCGACACCTCTAATCTGCTATAATGTAAGCAGAAAGGAGGTGATTATATGAGTAATTATGTGACAGACTTCGACGACATCAAACAAAAAGCATTTGCAGCAATTCGTTTTGAAATTTCTAACAACGAGCCAGATGTCGCCACAACAAAAGTCTGTGAAATTGTTAATCAATTGTTAATGCTGAAAGATGGCGAAATTGAGACAATTTCTAACTTAAAAGCTGCTGAAAAAATCAATAAGATTTTAGATGAGCCCTCTAAGCCTATTAGCTGATTTTTCTAATTCCATTTGTGAATCAGTAGCTTTTTTTCTTGTTTGGTTTATGTAACCAACTGTCGAATCACACCATTCGTCTAGCGTTTCAGAATCTACTGTTACCGCAGTAGGTTCTTTTTGTTGTTTTAATTCTGATAGGATTTCTTTTAGCGTTTGATTGATTTCTTTTAAAATAGCTATCATAACCCCACCCCCTTTCTATGGTATAATTTAAATAAAAATGTCGAGGTAAAAATATGAGACTTGATTATGACTGTATCCGTGACATACTACTAACAGTTGAATCTTTAGATAGAATGGATTCTAGCATCTATTTAGACGATTATAAAAAATATAAATTACTAGAAACATATTCTAACGATGAAATTCAATATCATTCAATAAAATTAATTCAAGAAGAGTATGTTCAGGGATTAAAAGTATCTGGAAGCGATGTTACTAACGCCATTTACATAGACGATTTGACTTGGAAGGGTCACGAGCTACTAAATGATATTCGCTCTGAATCTGTATTTAAAGAGACCAAAAATAAGGTAATAAATTCGATCGGTACCGTCTCGCTTTCTATTTTTCAACAATTGGCAGTTGACATTGCAATGAAAACACTCGGCCTAAAATAATTTTATTTCCACTCCACTAACTAAAGCATAAGCATTTTGTTTATACTTTTTAAATTCTTCTAAATTAAATGATTTGATAGCTAAGTCAATAGCATTGCTCTCAAAAAGATAAATGTTATCATTATTTTGTTTATAATAAACGATAATTTCTTTCACAATTCTCCCCTCCTTTCCACTCCCTCATGGGAGCTTTTATTTTGTAATAAGCCAAGTGACTAGCCAAGCGACACCACCTAGCACTAATAGCGCTGGTAATACACCGCCTTCAAATTCAATGCTTGTTTTTTTCTTACCCTCACGACTAGTAAACGTGTGTTCTAAGTCGCCTAGCATTAGTTTTTTCCAATTCATATAACTTCTCCTTTCATTCTTGCGGAGATACAGCTAATATGCTAAACTAAACTTACCCCTATTAGGGGTGGGGGAGTTTCACCCCCTATCCGATTACCTAGTAATCAGATGTTTTATTCTAAGCTTAAACCAAAGAATTTTGATTTCGACTTCTAGTTCTTTGTGTTTAGGCTTTTTGTTTAGCCTCGACTTCATCAGCTGTACCTCCTTTCGTTTTGCTTAATTCCTTAAGCTTGATTATATTATACTTCACTTTTCGTGAAGTGTCAACTGTTTTTTTGTTGAAAAAACAAAAAAATTTTTCAAAACGTGAATTTATGTGTTATACTCTTATTAAATAAAAAAGAAAGAAGAATTCAAATGAATGATAAAGAGCTAGCTTTATATATTGGTTCTAAAATTAAGGAACTGAGAAAAAACAAAGGGCTAACTCAAAAAGAGTTAGCAATCTTGGTTAATATGGGGGATACTACAATTGCTAACTACGAAAAGGGGTTTAGAACACCTAAAAAAAATACTTTGTTTAAGCTTGCGAATGCCCTATCTGTTACTATAGATGAACTTTTCCCACCTATAAACAAAGAAACTGTCGTACATCTGCACCCGCAATCTAACATCACAGAAATCAACAAAAAAGTCGTTCTATTAGACAAAGAACTTAAAGAACCTCGTCACAGCGATTGGATAAAATATGGGGAAAATCTTTTATCTGAACAAAACACAGTAACCGACCTATTCTCTTACAACTACTACGACCAAGCTTTATCAGCTGGTACAGGACAATATCTAAATGAGGTTAATGTAGAAACAATTGAATTACCAGTCAACATTGACGCTGATTTCGTTGTGCCAGTCTATGGAGATTCCATGGAACCTGAATATTATTCTGGTGATTATGTGTTTGTTAAGCTATCCGTAGAGCTATCAGACGGCGATATAGGCGTGTTTGAATTGTGTGGTGACGCTTATATCAAACAGTTACTTATAAACGCTGATGGGGCATTTCTGCACAGTTTAAATAGCAAGTATGAAGATATACCGATAGATAAAGATAGTGACTTTAGAATTATTGGTGAGATAATCGGTAAGTATAGAAAATAAATACCCATCTGCGATGAAGCGATGGTAGTAAATGAGTTTAAAAATTTAATATAGGAGATTTATGATATGAAAAAACCTTTTTATAAAAAGTGGTATTTTTGGACACACGCTATACTACTATTAGTTTTAGGATTTTCGTTTTTTGTCATTTACAGATTGGCAGAGACTAATATTGTTAACGAGAAGAAAATAGCAAAATTAGAAAAAACTCAAGAAAATAAAACGACGTCAGGTATTAGGAAAACCATATCCGATTTTACCAGTCGTTTTGACGAAGAATTGTCTGTCAGAGCTATTAAATTTTATCTTAATAAAGATCAAGTTGTATCGTCTTTTGGTGATGAAGTTAAATTGGGTGGAGGTTACTTAACTATAAATAAACCAAATAATGACAAAACAAGAATGTTAGCAACAACAACAGATTTCAAAAATAAAATCATTGTGCCGATAGAATTCAAAAATACAACTGGGGAAACAAAAGGTTTTGATACAAGAGATATTTTCGCCTACAATGGAGATGAAACTATTTCTTTTGATTCAGTTATCAGCGAAAATTTAGATAATGACGGATATAGCGTTGTTGTAAAAGACGGAGAAACAGCAGCGGCTAGTATTGTTTTCGGGACAAACAGCAAGATTAAAGATATCAAAGTGAGATATAACTCAGGATTATGGAAATAAAAAAAGCCCCACGCTCTCAAACTTTGGCGAGTCTGAGCGTGAGGCGAATCTAGTATAAGAAACAAGCATTAAATGGCTCGCTTTCTTGTACCTATTTTAGCAAAAATGAAAGGTAAAAGCAATGTGGCATGAAGAACAGTCAAATGGAAAAATAAAATTCATTGAGTATTATAAAGACCCATATACTGGTAAACGTAAACGTGCTTATGTCACTCTTGATAGGTATACAAAGCAATCTGAAAATAAAGCTAGACGCATGCTTAATGAAATAATTGATGAAAGAATTAAGTCATCAGGAGATGTTTACATAAGGTTTGGACAGTTGGTTGATGAATGGAAATTATCACATTCAAAAACAGTAAAAGCTAGAACAATGAGGGTATATAAACATCCACTAGAACAAATTAGAGCTTTTATCGGTGATGAAGTCCTTGTTAAAAATATAGATACAAGGCTACTACAAAAGTTCGTAGATGGGTTAAAGGACAAGTATGCTGACAATACAGTTAATCTGATTAAGCAGCCATTGAACATGATATTAGATTATGCTGTAAGAATGGATTACATTCAAATTAACCCAATGAAAAATGTTATCACGCCTAAACGTAAAAAAATAACAAAGAAACAACTTGAAGAAAAATACCTTGAAACTGAACAAAATCAAAAAATAATTGCAGAGCTTAGAGATCCTGTATACGGAAATCATATTGCTAATTTTGCCGAAGTAATATTTTTAACAGGAATGAGACCAGGGGAACTTCTTGCACTTCGATGGGATCATGTAGATATAGATAACTTAAAAATAAAGATTGAGTATACCCTTGACTACTCAACAAATGGCCATGCTAAGGCTGATATTGGAACAGTTAAGAATGATGGCTCATATCGCACCATAGACATGCCTTTGAGGGTTAAAGAGATACTAATTGAAGAATATAATTATCAATCTCTAAACGACTTAAAGAACGACTTTATTTTTATAAGTAAAAACGGAAATCACCTATCAATAAATACAATAAATCGCAGAATCAAAAAGACATCCAAAAAATTATATGGTATAGTAATTACTAGCCACTCATTCAGACACGGGCATATCACTTTATTAGCTGAATTAGGAATACCGCTCAAATCCATTATGGATAGAGTTGGGCACACTGATGTCAATACAACAATAAAAGTTTACACCCATGCCACTGATAAGATTGGTAAACAAATGATAGACAAAATAAATAAATTTGTCCCTATTCAGTCCCTTTAG